AGATCCAGTATCAGAAGCAAACAGTGTTCTATGGAACACAGGTACTGATGATAATAAAGCAATTGTACGTGATCGTAAGCGTCGATTGCACTATGTATCAAACGTACTGGTGGTTAGTGATCCATCTAATCCTGCCAATGAAGGCAAAGTATTCATGTACACTTATGGTAAGAAAATCTTCGATAAGATCATGGATGTTATGCAACCACAGTTCGCTGATGAGAAACCAGTTAACCCATTTGACTTCTGGGAAGGTGCCGACTTTAAACTGAAGATTCGTCAAGTTGAAGGATATCGTAACTATGATAAGTCTGAGTTCTCTTCGCCAGCACCTCTAATGGGTGGTGATGATGATCAACTTGAGCAGTTATATGAAACTGTTTATGACTTAGGCGAGTTCGCAGATCCTGCTGCCTACAAGACATACGAAGAGTTATCTGCTCGTCTTGCTCTTGTTCTTGGTGAGCAAGCACCTCGTACGGTTGCGCAGACTGTAGCATTAGATACTAAAGAAGCACCAGCGCCTGTACGTGAAGCACCTGCTCCTGTCATGCCTAGTGCTGCCGAAGATGAAGATGACACTATGTCATACTTCGCTAAACTAGCGGCAGAATAAACGTCAATTTCATAAGACGGTAAAGGATTGCGAGTTCGCGGTCGAAGATGAAACTAAGGGGACGCGAAAGCGTCCCTTTTTTATTACCAGGAATACTGTGAAGAGCGTATTCCAAAACTATTTGTAGGGTTCAATATATAATTACCAGCACCGCTACTAGAAGATACATTATTCTGAGTTGTTGTCGGAGCATTAACATTACTCACATTAGTAATATTCACTGTAGCACCTTCACCTGCCGAAATTGATGATCTAGCAATTGCGCCACTCAGTTCTTCTCGATCTGTTGATTTACTTAATCTATCAGCAGTAATTTTCTTGTTGGCACTTACAATAGAATCTGATAGAGTTTCAGGAGTCAACTCGGCAACAGTAGTTCTACTACCAGCACCTCTTGATTTTACTCTACTTCTACTTGAACTTACACTTGTCAAAACTTCTTCTTCGGAAGCAGACTCTACTTTAGGCGCACTACCTGATCCACCACTCATTACGTGATTCCACTCTTTCATGAATGCACTTGCAGGTGATTCACCACCGGGCATAATAGCACCTATAGCGGCAACTGCACCACGTGCGAATCCTTCGAGTACATTGAATATTGTATCTACAACAACTCCGAACGTATCAGAGAAAGAAAACGAGTCAAGCAACTTAGAGAAGTTTTCGAGTCCCATCTTTTTCATCAACCATGATACACCATCTTTAAGTAAGTCAAGAGGAATCAGAACTATGTTTGCAAGACCTTTCTGTATTCCCTTTGCTAGTCCTAGAAATTTATCAAATATATCAGCACCCTCACCAAGACTGGTCATCTCTTTAAAGACTGCCATTCCCACTTCGATTGCCGCAGTGAGTGGAAGAAATACTCTACCGAGTAATCTGAAGAACCCGAAGAACTTAGCGAATGTTGCACCGAATCCTTTAACGAATGTAACTATAGGTTGGAAGAATTTACCGATTGAAGAGAAGACTTTGCCTATAACACCTCCTTTACCAAAGAATGAACCGATGCGTCCAAAGAAATCTGTCATTGGTTTAAAGAATGTGCCTACTTTTGCTACTGCTCTACCAATCGCGCCGTCGGCAGAGAAGATTGCTTTTAACTTATTACTCCATTTAAGAAACTTTGCGCCAATATCTAGTCTAAACATTTTCAGAATTTTGTTTAAGGTTTCACCGAAACCAGTAACGAATCCTACAACTGCACCAGTAAGACCAGCAACAATGGCAGCAAACCCGAAGTTTAGTCCTTTAACATTTTCTTCTGGTTTTGATCCTTCGGCAGGCACAGCAGGAGCAGATTCGCCAATACGTTCGCGCATCATTTCCATCTCGTCCATCTTATTACTAAACCAAAGTGTAATAAAATTATCGAGTCTACGGTCAACACGACTAAGTGTTTCATTAGTCTGCATCTGTTCTAGTACTACGTCATCCAGTGTTAGCGCCATTATTCTCTCTCTCTTGCTTCTCTTCTTCTAAAGTTTGCATTAACAGTATCATGTGTACCTCTCTCTCCCATGGCATCATAACCTCTAACTCTGTTAATGAATACTTATGATACCTGGATAGCAAAAAATTAGTCTTAAAATGATTTGCTAGATTGTCGTGAGACAGGCATACTAGAAAAAACTCTGCATTCCCTCCAGTACAACATTATTATGTGTACCACATTTTTCGCAGTCAAACTTAACTTCATGTTTAACTGACGGCATATCTTTCAAATAAGTCGATATCTTTTCGAACTGCTGTTGAGTCATCGTATCGATAAATCCATCGATACTATCCTTCGATTCATCTGCCATTACAATTCTTTCTTCTTGAGTAATAACAGTCTTCATACACTTACCAAGAACACTAAACCCTGCTTCTGCTTCATCTTCGGTGAAGTCAACCATAGCATAACTCGGATACATCATCTCTACTGAGATACTATCACTTAATTTTATGATGTTATTCTTCTTACCTACTTTACATTCAATCTCGCCAATATCAACTAACTGCTCATTGTCGTGATCACACTCTTCGCAAGCGATGTTTAATGTAACAACTTCGCCTACAGACTTTGCTCTGATCTGAAGAAACATATATTCAATATCAAATGTTGTCAATTCATTTCGTTTGATAGCATTGCCGTCAAGACATGCCATGACTGTATCAAGTACTGCATTCATTATCTGACCTATGTCTTTCGATTCAGATGCTATCAGTAAAATCTTCTCTTCTTTAACTAAGTAAGGTCTAAACTTAACTTTCTTCTTCAACGATGGAACTGTCAACTCATATTTGGGTGTATCATTTAACGATGGTAATGCCATTATTTAATTTCCTCAATAATTTAATTTAGTGCTTTGAATATCTTGTTTGTTACTTTACTTGCCGCATTTGTTGATGCCGCTCCAGTTCCTGTTATTCCTACCTTTCCTTTATCTGCCGGTTCTAAGTACTCACCCTGCCATGATTTGTATGAAAACTCTACTGTGAACTGACTAATCTCATTCTGCGATGCATCTGTAAACGTCTCATACTGAATTGACTTGGGAAATGCACGATCAAGTAACCAATGATAGTTTGCAAATCCACTTGTTCCTGCATCAACATCTATATCAAGATTAAGAGAAATAGGACCAAGATTAATATCTTTACTAACATTAAATAGTGGTGTAGTAAATCCCTTTTCTAGTTGATAGATGTGAACTTTCTGACAGTATGTATCTGCATAACCAGCAACGTATCTTCCTTCGCCCGCATCACCAACACGTTTAATAATACTATCCATCCAACTCTCGAAGTATCGTCGTGTTCCCTGATCATTCATCACTCTGAATGTCATACTGACTTCTGGATTGTTAAACCCATATGCTACTTGCTGTATATCAGCACCAATCTCTCGTGCAACTGTACTAATTTGTCTCGACGGAAGTGTAACACTTGTACACATGAAGGACATATCTCTTGGTGATTGATCTCCTATACGTGGTAAAAGAACGTGATACAGGTTGGGTCTTGCCGCACCTCCTTTACTGCCAAATACGCTTTTAAATTCGTCTACGCTACCAGGTCTAAACATTAGATCATGCTCCGTGAATCTTTATAAACTTGCCCTTTGTTACCCTGGAATTGTGCAGTTGGTAAGAAAGTAGCGATTTCCCATTCTGGAGGTGGCACATATGCCATACGCCCTTCAATCTGAGATGTTAAGTAGTGCTTGAGACAAGGTTTAAAGAATCGCATCTTCGCACTTCTCTGAAGCATAGAATATCTGGTCTGAAACTTTGTGGTTTCGTCGAATGCTTTATTATTAGTAACCTTCATTAACTCATCAAGAAATCTTGCACGTAATGCGATAGGCAAGTAATGAAGATTCAACCCATAGAAACCACCCTTTGCAGGACCAACAATGATAACTAGAGGAAATGCATCCCAGTAAGGAAGTGTTTTTCTACCTTTAGCATCATAGAAATACATGTACATGTCACCGATGCCAGTCTTTTGTTTCGCCTGATTAGCACCACGCAATTCTAATTCTTCTTCGCGCATTAATGCACGTCGATTAAGACCACGCATATTCTGCACTTTACGTCTGAACCAAGACTGCGATTCTTTAGTGCGAGGTGTAATACCTGCACGAAACGCTTCTGCTTCTACTTTTTTAAATATTTCGCTCATAGTTCTATTTAGTCTTTTTCCTAGAGTATGGTTTCATTTTCTTTAAAGGTTTAATACTTTTCTTTGGTTTTGCTTTCTGAGTTGACTTAGGCATAATACCCATTGCAGTCAATTCATTCTCAGTCCATATCTCAAAACCCCAACCATTATCCTTAGCATATGCTGCCGCCGCTTTCCATTTGTTCTGATTCTTAATGTAAGTCAAACCTTCGTTGATATATCTTTTAGTTTTACGTGAACCTGTGGGCGGTGATAGTTCTTTGTGAGGTTTGATTTCAATCAGCACAGTCTTGCCTGTACTCTTGTATGTCAACTTCAAGTCCATGAAGTAACGATGATATCTCATATCAACTTCATAGAGATACGGTATTACGGTCTCTTCGCTTGACCAGTACTTAATGTCAGAGTTATCGTCTGCCCACATAAAGGCATATTTTTCCCATAGAGAGCGATAAACGACCTTATTATAATCCCCTTTGTACTTTTCAGGGTTTTTAACTTTATATCTTCCAGAATACGCCATAAATATACTTATAAATAACCTTACAGAAACTCTATTTAGTAGGAAATAAAATGGCATCTCGCGGACAACAAAAACGTGCAAGACAACAGGCGGAACGAGCGGCGGTTCAAGAACAAGCAGAAGAGATTGCAAAGTCGAATAATACGGATACTGGGTTTAGATTCTATAATGAAAAATCGCAAGCGCCTGATACTGCGGCAAAGACTAAGGTTATTCATGAAGAGAATATCGAAGAACCAACGCGTGCAGAAAATCCTTCACTGTTTGAGCAAAATAAGACGCGCAATTTTAGATATCCATTGTCAATGCCCGCATCAGGAAAAGGTTATCCCGGAACGATTACGTTCGAAGCATATAACGTAAAAGGTGTTGATATAGGCAAGTCGATGAAAGATATATATGATCGACTTATTAGAAAGAAGGAAGTGGTTGAAGATGCAAGCACGGAAGATGAAAAGAAAAGGGCGGATGATGCTAAAGAGAAGAATAGCAGAAACCAAGCAGAACTAGATAAAAGTATTTCTAAATTGGGCAAAACTGCTTCTCAGTCTTATGAAAATGTTAATGCGGGCGAATCAGTTGGTAGTGTTATATTACCATTGCAACGTGATCTACGATTCTCTGACAACGTAGTATACGAGAGTCCTCCTATAGGAATGTTAGGTGCCGGACTAGAAGGCGCAATCGGCGGTAAGAATCCGTTCGAGGGTGCTACTAACGGTGACGGTACATTTAGTACTGCCGCTTCTGCACTTGCGGCACAAGCAGTCGCAAAAGCATCAGGCGCTGGAGTCGGTGCATTAGTTGGTAAAATAGCAGGTGGTGCTTTAGGTGGTGCTGTACTTGGTTCTGGAGCAACAGAGAGTTTGGGTGATGCTGTCAAGAGTGCTACACGAATTGCATCTGCTCCTAATCAAAGAACATTATTTAAAGAAGTACAGATTCGACAGTTTGCATTTACGTTCAAGTTGATCGCTAATAGTAAGCGTGAGGCAGAAGAGATTAAGTCTATCATCAAGTTCTTCAGACAGGAATTATATCCTGAAATGATGACTGTGGGTGATAATAAAGTTCCTATCGCATACAAGTTTCCCAATGTATTTTCGATTAATGTTAAGAATCAGTTCGGTGGCAATGCTGCCTCGAAGATACAAAGATGTTATTTACGAGATGTTCAGACATCATACAATGCCACCGGTAACGGTCTACTAGAAGACGGTAGTTTTATCGAAGTAGATATATCGTTATCGTTTCAAGAAGTTAAAGCACTTGATAAACAAATGGTTGCACTAGAGGATTATTAATGTCAAACTATTTCGAAAACTTTCCAAGTAATCTCTACAGTTTTGGTGACGGTGAGAATCCCGTTTACTTTCAACGATTGAGTAGGTATGTTGATTTAATCGACCAAGTAAAAGATGATATTGGAGGATATATAGAATACGAGATTCTTGAAGGAGATCGTCCTGACACATTAGCATATCGTCTTTATGGTACTAGCGAGTATGAGTGGACATTCTTTTCAATGAATGAGCGTCTGCGTGAGACTGGTTGGCCAATGAAACTTCAAGATGTGTATGACTACGCACAGACCAAAGCATACAAGAATTACACTTGTAATATCAATCTTGAAGTTGATTCTGACGCACTTATTCTTTATGGTGATTCTGCATCAGGACAACAGATGTTACTTTCAGGTCTTGCACCACTTTACGATATTGGTCAAGCAGTAATACTTGGTGAGCAACAAGGTGTAGTTACTGCTAAGAATTTAGCGGTTGGCGAGATAACAGTTAGAATTGATAGTGCTATAGCGAATCCTATTACTCCTTTGAATCAAACTTACTTGTCGTATGATGATGGAGTATCAAATGTATTATCATTGACCTCCTCTAAGTATGAGTACGAAGGAACACATCACTTCGTCGATTCTGCAGGAGATGAGATAGATTATTTTTACAGCAATGCTGTGGGTAAAATACCGGTAACTAATCTGGAATATTTGATTGCCCAGAATCAAGAGTCTAAAAGAATACGTGTTATCAAGAAACAATTCATCGACAAGATTGTGGGTGAACACAAGCGTCTGACATCGAGATAATTTATGGCAGGAAATAACTCCCAGTATAGTATTCTTGAGGCAGCGGTAATCTCTTCATCGGCAACTGGTGAAGACAATACTGTTGACATCAAGAGCAACGTAATAGAACTTCAATTCTTCGAGCATCTAGGCAAACCCTACATTGATGCTAGAATTGTTTTCATCGACGATATGGGTTTAAAGGCAGCATTAGGCATACAGGGTACAGAACGTATTCGTATTGTTGTGGGTGATGCAGAGCATCCCGAAGAACCAAAAATCATTAAATACTTCTACTTTGCTAGAATAGCGGAGACGAAACGAACGAATGAAAGAAGTGAAATTATATCTGCTGAACTTGTTGAAGAGCACGTATATGTGGACGCAGTTAAACAATTTAGTAGATCATACACTGCCAATCTCGAAGACATCATAGAGAATATATGCAACCGTGATCTAGGCAAAAGTGTTGATAGATTTTTATTCACGGGATCAGTACAGGGTGAACGAAAGATTATTGTCCCATATATGAGTCCTATTGCCGCGATACAATGGTTAAAAAATAGAGCAACTACAAAGATTGGTGCACCTATCTATCTCTACTCAAGTCTATATCAAGATGATTTGTGCATGTCTGACTTAGACAATCTGTTGGGCGAAACGGTTATTAACAGTAGACTGCCTTTCAGATATTCTAAAGCACTTCAAGCAAGCGATGATCCTAGACGCAACTTATATGAAATCATTGATTTTAAAGAGGTTGGGGGTGACAATTCTCTCTCATTGTACGAAGATGGTGCTATCGGTTCACTCTATTCTAATCTGGATGCTGGTACAGGCAACTCAGTTGATGATCATGTAACAGTACGTGACATCATTGATGAGTTCTATACGAATGGACTTCTATCAACAGAGTCGATACAATCAGTTTATGATCCTACTTTAGTTATTGATGGTAAATTGTCGGACGAATATAATTCTCTACACATACATCAAGTAACATCATCAGGAACTTACAATCAGTTTCCTAGTTATCACGATGAGGCGACTTTACTTGATGGTAATAGTGATATAGTCGAATCAAGATTAAAAGTGAAGAATAAGATTATACGATCAATTATGAGAAAGAATATGATTGATATAGGTATGAACGGTACATTCTTTTTCAGTGGATCGGTTACTGTTGGCAATAAAGTTCGACTTCTTTTTCTAAGCAGTAATGTTGAAAGTGACGATAAAGATTTCGTAGAACAGATAGATACGAGAAAGTCTGGTGATTATTTAATTGTGGCAATAAATCACAAATTAACAAGTGAGAAAAATATCACACAACTAAGACTATCTAAACTTGGCGAACTACCGGACGACTTTGAGTTATGAACATTTTAACACCCATACAGAAAGAGTTTTATGGTGATGACAATCGCTGGTTCTTCGGTACTGTTGTCAATGCACATCCGCCGACAGGTCTTGAAGGCAGAGTTAAAGTTCGTATCAATGGTGTTCATAGTCCTAGCACTGGTGATATTCCTGAGAAAGATTTGCCTTGGGCACAGATACTCATACCGACTACCGAAGGTGGTGCATCTGGCATTGGACGCATTCCTCAAATCGTACAAGGATCATTCGTGTTCGGTATGTTCATGGATGGTACAACTTCTCAGTTGCCACTTATCATGGGCACATTACCTCGTACAGAATATCCCTCTGCTGTACAGACAGGACGAAGAAACCCTGACGAGAATGCTGTTGACTACACTAAGCGAAGATTACAAAATGTAGTGACACAGAAGTTTAAAGATGATACAGTAGAGAAAGCACGAATACCTTTACGTAGACAACAGAGCATGAAGTTCTTTATTGACAATGGTTATGATTTAATTCATGCTGCCGCAATTACTGGTGCACTTCAAGGTGAATCACAGTTTGAAATATACGACGAAGATTTCTTGAACTTCTTCGGCACTCCTAAGTTAGGCATTGCAGGTTGGAAAAAAGTCAGAACATTAGGCAGTCGATACAACAATCTACTGAAGTTTGCGGCACAGTTCTCACCTAACTCAGATTGGAAGTCTTTCTCTCTGCAACTTCAGTTCGTTTTATATGAGTTGAGAACACAATTCGGACAAGAGAACAGTCGATTGATAGCAACAGTAAATATTAAGGATGCGAGTGAAGTGGTGAACAGATATTACCTCAAGAATACTAATGTAACTAATAGACTTGCACAACAAGCATACGATGAGGTAATGGTTTAATGTCAAATAGTGAAGTTCTCAAGGATAAGGTTGCGAATGCACAAAGTGCGGTCGATACGACACCAATTACCAATGCTGCCAATGATGCAGTAAACAACTTAAAGAATCAAGTAGAAACAACTACAGGACAGATAGCAGGTCAAGTAGAAGGTGGTATACAATCACTGACATCTAAGGTTGATAAGTTTCAGGACAAGTTAAACACTACAACTGTCGAGGGTCTGGTCGATGACGGTATAGAAAGTCTCGAAGGAATGGCAACTGATGCTGTTGCCAAATTAGCAACCGATTTCATAGGAAAGTTTGGTTCATCTGTTAAAGTAACATTCACTGAACCAGATTCAGCGGGTATGGTATATCCTTTGTCCGCTTCTCTTGTTCCACAAGGTGGAATAAATCCTACTGTTGCATCTATAATACAAGCGATCACTGGTCTTGGACTCGACGCGGGTAGTCTACAGAAAGCAGTAGTTGAGGGCAGTCCTCAAGGTCTTATGGACGCAAGCAAAGACTTAGTGGGTCAGATCGGTGCTTTCAGTGGTGCTGAAGCGATTGCTAGTCTTACAGAAACTGCTGTCAACTCAGTAACCGATGTACTCAAAGACGCGACAACTGGCGCATTAAGTCAAATCGTAGATGCTGGTGATAATGTTCTTAATAGTATCAACAAGAACTTATCGTTTCCGAGTGGTTGGGATTCTAATGGTGAAGCAACTGCGTACACTGCTATTACAGGAGCAATGGAAAATAACGACAGTGCATTCAATCAATCCATGGCACAGTTATCGGGTTCGATAACAGACTTGAGAGCAACAGTAACTAGCGCACAAGAGATTAAAGCAAACAAAGCAGGCGAAGTATCCGATCTAGCAAATCTATCAGGCGGTAAAGACGGAAAGACTGTTCAGGCAGATGTTGATAGAGGTGCTGAATATCGATCACTGTACGACAAGAAAGGTAGTGAGTATCGCACTCTTGTCAATACGAAGATTGCTAATAACTCGAAACGTGGTATCATTCAAGGACTAAATCAAGATACTCTAAAGAATATTAATAAAGAGTTCTATGAATTCACCTTTCCTAGAACACTCTCAGTTGAACAGATTACAGACATTGTTGACTTATGTCAAGGCGATGCTGCCGAGTTCTCTGAAGCAGTTCGAAAGATGTCTGATATAACAAAGAAAGAACATGCAGAGATTAAAACTTTTCTGAGGACTATCGACACAACTATCTTTAGTGCAACAGCACCTATATTATCAGATAAAGTATTTGGTACTCCTTATGTTATAGGATCATTCAGAGAGTCTTGGAAACAGGGAGCAGGTGATCCTTCATTCCCTTACATATCATCTCGTGAAGAACTTCAAGCAGATTTGAAAAACCTTAGTCGAGAAGTCACTGAGGTTGTTACTCACTGGACAGAGACACACACGAACAAGAATATCGGGTCTGAAGAGATTAATAAATACCACATTGCCGCTGGACTAGATGGTATCGGTTATCATTATGTTATCAGAAGAGATGGTTCATTGCAAAGAGGACGTCCACTTAATATTGAAGGACAACATTCTCCTAATAACAATCATGATAAGCGAAGCATAGGAATAGTATTTGTTGGTGGTATTAACGTACCGAGTGAAACACCCAACAGTGAAAACTTTTTATCTGCGCAGTCGTTGACAAGAAGTCAAATCAATACATTCGATCACTTCTGTCGTGCAACATATAATATATTACCAGGTGCACAGATCGTGGGACACAGTAACATCGACGAAGACGAGTTTGATCCAGGGTTTGATGTTATCAGTTATGTTAGATCAAACTTTGGTAAGAAGAGTAAGTTCACAACTCCGCTCACTCAAGTACCCTTTACAATAGATGAGTTATTAACAAATGACAAATAAACTAGACAATCTTGACGCACGAACAAAGTTTGTTGGTGAAGGTCAGGAAGCAAGTGTGGGTGTTCCGAAAGACGGGTTTGCTGATGCGTCTGGTGAGTTTCCTAATCGCGAATACTTCTTTGGTAGTAGTATAAACAAGGCAGCAAAAGGCGAAAAGATAAACAATCTTGATTTGGGCGGTGGTGACTTCGGAGTATCAATTGATATTCCATCACAGAAACCATCTCAGTTTCCTTATAATCAAGTACAAGAAACCCAGTCTGGTCATTCTATAGAAGTAGACGACACTCCTGGCGGTGAACGTATTCTTCTCAAGCACAGAACCGGTGCTGGTGTAGAGTTACGTGCTGACGGTACTGTTCTAATAGTCTCGAAGAATCAAAAGATCGAAGTGACTGGTGGTGATCATACAACGATTATTGAAGGTGAAGGTAATCTTGTCTATAAAGGTAACCTTAATCTTACTGTATCGGGTGATTATAATGTTGATGTTGAGGGTAATTATAATCTCAATATTGCAGGAGATAAAAAGGAAGATATTAAAGGTAGACACACCAAAACAGTAAACAAAGATCAAAACTATACTATTCGCGGTTCACGCGGTAGTCAAGTAGTTGGCATGAATACAGAAACTATGCTCGGTGATAATAATGTTATTGTCGCAGGAAAACAACAGAACTTAGTACAAGGCAATATAGAGATACTGACAGGCGCCTCGCTAATTACGACTGCTGTTAATGAGTGGGTTGCGGCAGCATCTACTGCTAATGTAACAGCACGACACGTTAGTATAATTGGTCACAAAGGAACTATCGGTGGACCACTTGTCGATTACTACGGCAAAACATATGGCGGTATGCCAGGTGGTTTGACTAATCTGTCAACATTCTACGGCACACTTGTAGGTAAAGCATCTGAATCAATTCATGCCGACTATGCTATTGTATCATCTATAGCGCAGTTTGCAGAAGGTGCGGCGACTGCAATCATTGCTAAGAAAGAAGCACCATGTGTAGTAAAA